TGGGGCCGACCGGCAACTTCGTCGGCAATCGCCCAATCCTGCTGGACGACTCCACCTACTTCAAAGACCCGGCCAGCGGCATCTCCTACGGCATCAAGATCATCAACCAGCAGCAGTACGATGGCATCGCCGTCAAGACTGTTACCAGCACCTACCCTCAGGTGATCTGGATCAACATGAGCTACCCCGACATTGAGATGTACGTCTACCCGGTGCCGACCAAGGTGCTGGAGTGGCACTTCGTTTCGGTTGAGGAGCTGACGCAGCCCGCCACAATCGCAACAACACTAGCCTTCCCGCCGGGCTACCTCCGCGCGTTCCGTTACAATCTGGCTTGCGAAATGGCCCCGGAGTTCGGCGTCGAACCAACACCCACGGTGTCGCGCATCGCGATGGCGTCCAAGCGCAACCTGAAGCGCATCAACAACCCGGACGACATCATGGCGCTGCCCTACAGCATCGTCGGTACAAGACAGCGTTACAATATTTTTGCAGGGAATTTCTGATGCAGACGCCCATCCTCGGCTCTGCGTACGTAGCCCGCAGCGTCAACGCTGCGGACAACCGCATGATCAACATGTACCCTGAAGCCGTGCCTGAAGGCGGCAAGCAGCCTGCGTTCCTTCAGCGTGCGCCGGGGCTAAATTATCTTGCAACAATGGGCGCAGGCCCGGTACGTGGGCTTTGGCAGTTTGGCAACTATGGCTACGCCGTGTCGGGCACGTCGCTCTATAAAATCGACACCGATTTCAATGTTGTATCTAAAGGCACCGTAGCCGGGGTCGGTTCAGTGTCGATGGTTGATAATGGCACGCAATTGTTCATCGCGGCGGGCGCTAACGGCTACATTTACAACGCTGGCACGGACGTGTTCGCACAGATCACGGATGTTGACTTTGCTGGCGCGGTAACGGTTGGGTTCCTCGACGGATACTTCGTCTACAATCAACCCAACAGCCAGAAATTCTGGGTTACGTCGTTATACGACGGCACGTCCGTTGACCCGCTTGATTTTGCCAGCGCCGAAGGCTCGCCTGACAATCTGGTGTCGCTAATCGTGGACCACCGCGAAGTTTGGCTGTTCGGTCAAAATTCAACCGAAGTCTGGTACGACGCAGGTCTGCCGGATTTTCCGCTATCCCGCATTCAAGGCGCGTTTATTGAAATTGGCTGCGCTGCGCCATTTTCTGTCGCCAAACTTGACAACGGCGTGTTTTGGCTCAGCTCAGACGCGCGCGGGCGAGGCATGGTGTATCGGTCCAACGGCTACGCTGGCGTTCGCATCTCAACACATTCCGTTGAATGGCAAATTCAGCAATATGAAGACATCTCCGATGCTGTGGCGTATACCTACCAGCAAGACGGCCACGCTTTTTACGTGCTGAATTTTCCCTCCGCCGACATCACTTGGGTTTACGATGTAGCGACACAGGCATGGCACCAGCGCGCTGGGTGGCTTAACAACGCGTATACCCGTCATCGGGGCAACTGCCAGATGGCGTTTAACGGCCAGATTGTAATCGGTGATTATCTGGGCGGTCAAATTTACGCTTACGACCCTACGGTCTATACCGAAGCCGGGGCCGTCCAAAAATGGCTGCGTTCTTGGCGAGCGTTGCCTACCGGCACCAACAATTTGCGCCGCTCGACGCAGCACACTTTGCAACTTGACTGCGAGTCGGGCGTGGGCCTAGACGGTTCGTCAGACACCGTTACCGTGCAAGGCAGCGATCCACAGGTTATGCTGCGCTGGTCAGACGACGGCGGGCACACTTGGTCTAGCGAGCATTGGCGGTCAATGGGCAAGCTGGGCGAAACCGGCCGCCGTGTCATATGGCGCAGGCTGGGAATGACCATGAAACTCCGCGACCGCGTCTATGAGATTTCAGGGACAGACCCGGTTAAGATTGCCATTATGGGCGCAGAACTGATCGTGGCACCCACCAATGCCTGACAACATCACACAAATTCCAGCTCCGCGTGTCCTGCTTTGGGACGCGATGACGAACTATGTGACGCGCGCCTGGTATCGGTATTTCTACAACCTTTACGCCATTCTTGGCAGCGGCTCGCTCCGCAGCGGGGCGTTTTACGCCACCACTACACAGACCGCCGCCGCCATCAATACGGCTTACGCCATAACGCTCAACAACACCAGCCTGACCCAAGGCGTCAGCATTGGGACGCCGACATCGCGGGTCTACGTGGACCGCACGGGTTCGTACAACATTCAGTTCTCGTTGCAACTGATTAACACCAACGCAACCGCCAAAAATGTTTACTTTTGGGCAAACGTAAACGGGGCGTCAGTGGTGGACAGTGCTAGGGTATTGACCATTTCAGGGGTTAATTACTGTTACGTTCCTGCGTGGAATTTTGTCATTCGTATGAGCGCGGGCGATTATTTTCAACTTATGTGGTCTACTACCGACACCAACGTGCAGATAGCCCGTATAGCCGCCACTGCGCCCGCACCGGGCTTCCCCTCGGTCATTCTGACCGTAGCCTCAAATATAGGTGAATAATGGCTGTCCTCACCCCCGCTCCCAAAACAGCTTTTGTTAACGCTGCTGGCGAACCGCTCGTAGGCGGAAGGCTGTACACCTACATTGCCGGTACAACTACGCTGCAAACGACCTACACGGACTCAACCGCAGCGACGGCCAATACCAATCCGGTCATCTTGGACTCCCGTGGGGAGGCCAACGTCTGGCTGGGCGGCGCTATCTATAAGTTTGTGTTGAAAGACGCCACAGACGCCTTGATCTGGTCGGTGGACAACATTTCGGCCCCTACGGCGGCTGTGTCGCCTGTGCTGTCGGGAAACGTTAGTATCTCCTCCGACACGCCTTCGGCCGCGCTGACAATCACACAGCTCGGCACAGGCGCGGCGCTCAGGGTGCAGGACTCCGCCGATCCTGACTCGACGCCGTTTCTCATTGACAACACGGGGCAAGTCGGTATCGGCACCGCCACGCCTGTGTCCGCGCTTGAAGTTGCAAGCCCAGGTGTGATCACGGGCGCGTGGGCGTACTTGCCTAGCGGTACAAAGATGCTGTTTGCGCAAACCAGCGCACCCACCGGCTGGACAAAAAGCACAACGCATGACAACAAGGCACTGCGTGTGGTGTCTGGCACTGCCAGCAGCGGCGGTACGACAGCATTTACCAGCGTCTTCACGTCGCGCACCATTACCACGGCCAACATGCCCGTACATACGCACGGCGTAACGGACCCCGGCCACACGCATTCGTATGTAGGTTATCAAAGTGGGAGCGGGGCAGGGCTTACCCAAGGAACTAACGCGCCTCAATTTAGCGCGACTACAGGCTCAAACACAACGGGCATTAGCATACAGAACGCCGGTTCTGGCACGGCGATGGACTTTGCTGTTCAATACGTCGATGTCATCATCGCAACCAAGGACTGACGATGCAGCTCAAGAATGGCACGTTCTGCCCCCTGATCAAGAAGGACTGCGTCCAGCTTCAGTGCGCGTGGTTCACACAATTGCGTGGCACGCACCCGCAGACGGGCGCGGAGATTGACGAGTGGATGTGCGCCATTTCGGCCATGCCCATGCTACAGATCGAAGTTGCCAAGGAAGCCCGACAGGGCGCTGCGGCGACCGAAAGCTTCCGAAACGAGATGGTGCGGGCGCAGGGCGAAGTGCTGCCGCCGCTTCTCAAACAATTGTCGTAGGAACCCGATGGCAACGCGGTTGGTCGATGATCGTGATTTGGCCCTAAAAGTCGGTTTTCAGGCTACGGATTGGTCACACCCGGTCGCATATGAGGACTACGCAAACGTTTTGCAAACGTGGGGCGTTAAGGCTATAATCCGCAACGACACCTGTGTTGGAGCGGCGTACTTCAAAGACGGCGAGGTCCATGTGTCGGTACTGCCTGAGTGGCGGCGGCGGTGGGCAACGCGGCGGATAATAGCGGAATTGTTTGCGCATGAGGACGCCCACACGCGGATCATGCCGGGGCATGAGTATATGTATGGTATCTTCGACCGCCTTGGGTTCAAGGCTCGCGATGACGGCGCGCTGGTGAAAGGCAACTGATATGGGTATCGAAACCGCCATTCTAGGGTCCGCCGTTCTTGGCGCGGGGTCCAGCTTGTTTGGGTCCAGCAATGCTGCTGAGGCCCAGCAGGCTGCTGCGGCTGAGAGCGCGGCGGCTCAACGGTACGCTGCCGACCAAAGCATTGCCGCCCAGAAAGAAATGTACCAGCAGGGCCGCACGGACCTTGCGCCCTATCGTGAGGGCGGCGTCACCGCGCAAAATCAGCTTTTGCAGCTATTGGGCATTGGCGGAAATACCACAGCGGGGAATTATGGAAAATACGCCAAAGATTTTGGTATGTCGGACTTTACGGCAGACCCTGGCTATGGGTTCCGCTTTGACCAAGGCATGAAAGCGCTAAACGCCAGTGCAGCGGCTAAAGGCATGGGCATGTCTGGCGCAAACATTAAAGGCGCTACGGAATACGGCCAAAACATGGGTTCGCAGGAATACCAGAACGCATTCAATCGCTATCAGACTAACCGCGCCAATCAACTTACCCCGTTGCAAGGTTTGTATACCGGCGGTCAGGCGGCTGCTGCTGGGTCTGCGGCGTCGGCCAACGCGCTGGGCCAGAATTTGGGCCAGACCTACACCAATCTGGGCCAAGGACTTGGACAGGCAGCGGTCGCTGGCGGCAACGCGCAAGCGTCTGGCTATATGAACGCCAGCAACGCGATAAACAACGCGCTGAGCAGCGGCATGAGTTCGTATATGAACTCCAACTTGATGAACCGCATGTACCCCGTTGGCAGCGGCGGCGGCGCTATTGGTTCGCCGGATCTTAGCGGCCCCACATCTATGTACGGCATATATTGACCGCGAGGATAAGCTAATGGTTGACTACAGCGCCGCGCTCCCACAACAGCAGTTCTTTCAAGCGCCTGATATGTTGCAGAACGCCATGCGTATGCAGCAGATACAAGCGCAGGGCGCGCAGATGCAGGAGCTTGCACGCCAACGGTCTGAAGAGGAAGCGTCGCGGAATATTACCGCGCCCCTCAATTCGCCGGAATACTTCCAACAACTTGCGCGCATTAACCCTAAATTTGCGGTGCAGGCTATTAACCTAAACCGTCAAAATATTGCGGCTGACCGCGCGGCCGAAGCATCTACGCGTCAGGCGGCGGTATCCACGGCGGAACTGGCGCTTAAAAACCGCGAGCTTATCGCCAAACACGGCGAAGAATTTCAACGAAACCTGCGTATGATTGACGCGTACCCGGTGGAACAGCGCCCAGAAGCGTATGGGAGGCTTGTGTCTTCGCTCCCGCCAGACTTGCAGACGGTCTTTCCGCGCCAGTACAGCCCCGACGCCGTCCGCCTTGGAATGAGCACCACGACGCAACTTTTGGACGCAGCCAAGCCGCAGGTCCAAATGTTTGGGGATGTTCCGGTAGCTGTAACCCCCGAAACGGGAACTTTTACCCCGCTCCGCGAAGCGGGCGTTGGCGCTCCCGTGGGTGGTGGCGCAGGCGCTCCCGTGGCGGGCGCGGGTGCTCCGGCGGTCAATAACGCACTTGCGGCTCGTGCGGGCGCGCCCGCTGCGGGCGGCGAAGCCGGGTATCTTACGGGGCTGAATAGGGCGGAAGGCACCGCCAAAAACCCATATTCCTCCGCTGAGGGCAAGTTTCAGTTCATTGACAGCACCTTCGTTGACACCGCCCGCAAAACGTTCCCCGGTCTGGCAGATAAATCCCCGGCACAAATTCTTAGCCTGCGCGGCAAGAAGCTGGACAACGGAATGCAGATTGAAGACGTGCTGGAGCAAAGGCTCCGCGCGGACAACACGCAGGCGCTGACCAGCGCGGGCATTGCGCCCACGCCGGGCAACACCTACCTCGCGCACTTCCTTGGCGCTGGCGGGGCGCGTAGCCTGTTGAGCGTGGACCCGAACACGCCCGTGTCGCAAATCCTTGACCCCCGCGCTATCGCCGCCAACAAATCAGTGTTGGAAGGCAAGACGGCGGGTCAAGTCGCTGCATGGGCCGACAGCAAATTTGGTGGCTCGCCCGGTCTGGCCGCGTCCATGACGGCGGGCAACCAGCGGCAGGCTGGCGTAGGCGCGCCTAGCTTTACCCCGGCGATGGGTGGCGGCATGTCGCCCACCGCACCAACGATGAACAACGCCATGACGTTGAGCCTCATGGGCCAGCAACCTCCGCAGCAGGGCAATGCTCTTGCCATGCAGGCTGCTCCGATGGCGCAGTTGCAAGCCGCGCCAATCGCCGCCCCGCAGCCCGCGCCAGCGTTGTCGGCGTTCCAACAGGCGCAGCAAGACGCCGCGCAGCGTAAATTGCAGCAGCGCGGCGCGGAAAAACGCCAAGATTTGGAAATTGCGCAGCAAGAGAAAATACAGACCAGTCTTCCGCAAATCGAAGACGCAGCTAGTTTAACGCTTAAAAATATTGAAAGTCTTATTGGTGGCGCGCAAGTGGACGCCAAAGGCCGCGTTGTGTACCCCGAAGGCGCTAAACGCGCGCACCCCGGTTTTGAAAGTTCCGTTGGAACAAGCGTCAGCAAACTATTAATGAGCAAACCTATAGCCGGGACTTCGCGTTCAGATTTTGAAACGCGATTTGAGCAAGTTAAGGGCGGTACATTCTTGGATGCGTATAATTCGCTTCGTGGCGGCGGCGCGATTGACCAAAAAGAAGGCGAAAAAGCAACGGCTGCGCTTAACCGCATGAACCTTGCGCAAAGCGAAGCCGAGTTTATCCGCGCTGCGCGTGACTTTGAAGACGTAGTTAAGAAAGGTGTGGCCCGCGCGCGAACCATGGCGCAAGGCGGCGCTGGTTCAAATATGACCTCGGCGGCTACGGCGGCGGCTACTGCGCCGCAAGCCAAACCGGCTGAACGTCAGGTAAAGCGCAGCGGCATGTACAACGGTCGCCGTGTTGTGGAATACAGCGATGGGGCCACCGAATATGCCGATTGACCTGTCCAAAGTCGAATGGGACGCGCCGCCAGCGGCAGGCGCTATTGATGCGTCTAAAGTTCAATGGGACGCCGCGCCGGCTGCGCGTTCGGCAAACGACGCTATTCCGCAAGGCCGCACACGCGGCGGCTTTGCCCGTCAGGTTGGCGAAGCGTTTACCCGGCCTGCGGAAACGCCGGAAGCTCTTCCTTTGGCTTCGCTCGGCAAAGGCATAGCCGTAGGCGTGCCTTCGGCCATTCTTGGCTTGCCTGGTGACGTGCTTAGTTTGGCGGTAGACAACCCAATCAAGTCTAGTGACGTGGCGGATTATCTGTTTGGCCCGGCAAAAGATAAAGGCGAAGCGGCTGGCCGCGTAACGGGCGGTATGTTCGGAGGCTTAGCTGCACCCGGCGCGGCTTCCGCTTTGGGCATAGGCCGAGAACTTGCCACAGCAGCGCAGTACGGCAAGACGGCAGCAGCGCTGCGCGGCGCGCAAGTTGTTCTTGATCCGCTTTCGCCATTGGTTTCTGGCGCGGTTGACCTTGGCGCGAAGGGCGTAAACCTGATGGCGCGCGGCGTAGAAGCGGCGCGCGCGCCTTTCACGCCTACCGCCAACATGCTAATCCCGGCTATGGAAGGCCGACTTCCTGAAGCCGTTACGGCGCTTCGCAACGCTAAGGAAGTGCTGCCCGGCTCACCCGCCACCGCTGCGGAAGTGCTGGTTGGCGAAGGTTTCCAAGGCACGCAGTTTCCTGCGCTGCAACAGAATTTGCTCCGCAAATACGCATCCACCGACGCGGAAGCATTGGCGGCGCAGCAACGCGGGGCGCAACAAGGCACTATCGCGTCTATTGGCGGCACGCCAGCCGAGTTGGAAGCCGCGCGGGTGGCGCGCGCCGAAGCCGCTGCGGTAGCGTACCCCAAGTCGCTTCAGCCTATTGTGGAGTCCGACGCAGCGTTTCAGACGCTTATGGAAACGCCGGCTATGCAGAAAGCCTTTCCGGCGGCAGCGGAGCGCGCGGCAAATCGTCAGCGGAATTTTCGCTTGGGTGAAGATGTACCCGCGCACGAAGTGCCGTCATCCATCGTTGGGCCAAGCGGCGAACCGGTTATGCGGCAAGTTCCTGCTGAATTTGCGCAATACCCCGGCCAATCGCTGCAAGACCTTAAAATCTCGCTTGACAGTATGTTGGAAAGTAAGAGCTACGGGCCAGCCGCTAACCCTACGTCGCTTAGCAAGTCACAGCTCGCGGACATTAAAAACGTGCGCGATCAATTTGTGTCTTGGATGGAAAACAAGCTCCCCGGATTTAAGGGTGCTCGTCAGCAGTTCGCAACAGCTAGCGAAGGCATCAATGTCCGCCAAGTTGGGCAACAGCTTGAAAAATCGCTTACCAGTCCGCTAAACGAAAATGTTACGCGCGCGGGCCAATTTGCGCAGGCGGTAGAGAACGCGCCGTCTACCATTAAAAAAGCTACTGGCGACGCCCGGTATAGCGACTTGTCTCAAATTTTTGAGACCGGCGACAGCTTGAAAGTCGCACGGGTTCTTGAAGACCTGTCGCGCACGGCGGAATACCAGCGCCTAGCAAAATTAGGACGCACGCAAGCATCTGGCGCGGCTTCGGCGGCAGAACTTCCGAAAGCACCCAATACGCTTGGGATAGTTCGCACTATCGCGTCGCGCATTCTCAATGCGTTGGAGGGTAGGATTAACGAAAGCACAGCCCGCGCCATTGCAGAGGCCTCGCTTGACCCTAAGAACATGGCCGCTATGTTGGAGAAAGCCGCCGCGCAAGCCGCGCGTACAAAAGAGATTGGCGCTAAAATACGTGCAAAAGCACCGGCTAACGCAACGGAGAAGGCAAAACGTATAAACGCCCTTCGTCCGCTTAACGCTATGGATGACTCAGAAACCACCAACGCAATGGCCCGGTGACATGGAACCTCAGACGCTTATTAACATTGCCGGAGGCATCACCCTCTCGATCGTGGGCTGGTTAGCCCGCGAGCTGTGGGGCGCGGTCAAGGACTTGCGCGAGGACATCCATCGGATCGAGGTCGATCTGCCCAAGACCTACGTCCCCCGCGTGGACATTGACGCACGGATGAAACATATCGAGGACATGTTCCAGCGCATCTACGACAAGTTAGACGCAAAGGCGGACAAATAATGGCATTCGGCATCGACGACGCCATCGCGGCGGCTCTCAAGGTTCTTGACAAGTTTGTCCCAGATCCGCAGGCCAAGGCCAAGGCGGAGGGCGAGCTGCGGTCCAGCCTTCAGGCGTGGGACAAGAGCCAGACCGACGTCAACGTCGTCGAGGCGGCCAACCCGAACCTGTTCGTGTCGGGCTGGCGTCCGTTCATCGGCTGGGTCTGCGGCGCTGCGCTGGCCTACCAGTACGTTGCGGCTCCGCTGCTGATGTGGGTAGCCACCAGCCTGCACAT